TGTACCTAAGCAAGCTGTACGTCAGCACGGCAGGAATGAGTGAAACCAAACGACGCGAGCGGTTTGAAAAAGGTTTGCACCCGGCACGTGTCGCGCAGATGAGCATTAGCTACATTCCAGCGATGGCCGCACCTATGACATTCGTTGCACCAATGTTGCAAATCATGAGCAACGCTGGGCAAGACACGCAGCTTAGTCGTGGTGCCATTCCCACGGCCCCTACCCTGCAAGCCGTAACGGGGCTGTTAGACAGCATGCAAGGCGTCAAGCGCCTTATGACTGGCGACCCGACAGAGTATTCGACTACGCAGCTCATGCGTTATATAACTATGGGTGCGAGCCAGCTTCCATACGTGGTGCCATTTACCAATTCAGCATCCGCTGTAGTGGCAGGTGAGGCACCGTCTTTTGGCCCTAATGCCATGACACCAGCAGAGGAACAGTAACATGGCCTATACGCCAAACACTTACAGCACAGACGGAAGCGTGCGCGACTTTAACATCACGTTTCCTTTCCTGCGGGAGAGCGACGTACGCGTAACTGTATTCGATAGCGTAGGAAATGAGTTATCGAACACGGCGGACTACGACGTAGCGATTCAGAAACCAGACGCAACCTTTCAAATTCGCGTCGTCGCATACGGGACGATCAACAACGTAGATGGCGGCACCGCTTTAGCATCCGGTTACACTGTTACGATCAGCCGCGTTACGGACATATCAACGCTTATCACTGTGTTCCAAGATGGCGCATCACTGCGTGCGGAAGACATTAACGCGCTGATCTCGCAAATTAACTACGCGCTTGAGGAATTCGGGCAAAACACTACGACTGCCCTGGGCAAGAACATTACGCAAACGGCGTGGGACGCAACGAACCTGCGCATTACGAACCTCGCGCAGCCGACAGCCGACAACGACGCAATCCGCAAGGTAGACGTGGACAGCGGCATTGGGCCTGACATTACGACCGTGGCAGGCATTGCGGCAGACGTAACGGCTGTTGTGGCAGACCAAGCAGACATCGGGGTAGTGTCGGCAAACCTTAGTGGCTCTGACACGATTGGCACCGTGGCTGGCTCTATCGCAAACGTGAACACGGTGGGCGGCTCAATCGCCAACGTGAACGCTGTAGCAGCCGACGAGGTTGACATTGGCGTTGTCGCGACGGACCTGAGCGGGTCAGACACAATCGGCACCGTGGCCGGAATCGCCAGCGATGTGACAACAGTGGCAGGCATCAACGCTGCTGTTTCGAACGTGTCGAGCATTTCAGCCGACGTGACAGCCGTGAACGCTGACGAAGCTGACATCGGTGTTGTCGCCGCAGACCTTAGCGGCTCAGACACAATCGGCACCGTGGCTGGGTCTATCGCAAACGTGAACACGTTGGCCGCGCAAGACAGTAACATCACGACCCTGACGCAAGCGGCAAACCTGACCGCCTTGCAGAACGCGGCAACGAACGCGGCAGCGGCAGAGGCGGCGCTTCAAGCCTTTAACCGGACGTACCTTGGTGCGTACAGCGCGGACCCGAGTGCGGACGGTAACGGCGATCCGCTGACCGATGGCGACCTGTACTACAACACCACGTCAAACAATCTGAAGTTCTACGACGCTGGCAATACCGTTTGGGTGACACTGAACAACAGCGTGCAAGTCAACGCAGCGGCTACGCTGGGCGCAACTGGTGACGTTACCTTTGCAACAGGCCCGTCCTACCAAGACTTCCTAATGCGCGACAACAGCAACCCGGCGCAGTGGGTGAACGTCAATCCAAGCACCGTAAAGTCAACACTGGCTATTGCAGCCGGGGACGTGTCGGGCCTCGGCACCGCAGCAGCAGCGGCGACGACCGACTTTGCCACGGCAGCGCAAGGCACGACAGCCGACGCAGCCCTGCAACCGGGCGACGTTGTAGACAACCTCACCAGCACTAGCACGACCGCACCGCTCAGCGCAGCCCAAGGCAAGGCGCTGCAAGACGACAAGGCCGCATCCGGCTTTGCCATCGCAATGAGCATCGTATTCTAAAAGGAACAGACCCATGCCTAACATTACCGCTGTTACAGACCTACAGGGCAAGACTGAAGGCACTGCTACAATCACAACTGAAAGCAACATCGTTGCGGTTACTAACGCGAACCACACCTACAAAGTCAACGCTATCTTGCTTGCTAACGACAGCACATCGGCGGCAGCAGAAGTGGACGTGCAGTTTCATGACGGAACTACCGGGTTCACGTTTGTTAACAACGTCAGCATCCCGGCTAAAGCCAGCTTGGACGTGCTTTCATCGCCCATGTACGTCAACAATAACGAAACAATCAAAGTTACCGCGACATCCGCAGTGACAGCCGTTGTGTCTTACGAACTGATTGACGTGACGTAAGCCCATGAGTCGCAAAAACAAATACATCGGCGGCATCATCGGGGCGGACCCGTTGCCTAGCGGCTCACCGCGTCCCGGCGTGTCGAGCCTCGGCGGTCTCAGCGCGGATAACGCCTTCGAAGCTCCGTCGCTCGACTTGAACTTCGACGGGCAAGCCAGCAGTTTCCGGCGGACATCGACAAGCCCGACTGCGCCGAAAGCCAACGGCGACCAGCTCGCCACCGAGATTGTGACGCAGAACAAGACGGGGAACGTGCAGTCGAAATATTTGGGGCCACACGGCAAGCTCATTAACGGGTACGTGGAGAACCTCGTGCCTCATTCCACCGATTTCTCAACGTCGGCGGGATGGACTCATAGCTCTAGCCCGTCACTCACGACTGGACAGGCGGACCCGTTTGGCGGAACGAACGCGACAACGATAAGTGACAACGATAGTGCCGGGTTTGCATTTATTGATTACTCCGTCGCTCCCGGCAGTGACCTCGTTTTCACTGCGAGCATTTTCGTCAAAAAACAGTCGAACACCGTCACAGATCAGGTCTGTCTCCTTCGTTTGCGCACCGGACCAACTACCGGCCTGTTCGACCTGCAAATCAAGCCGCAAGACGGTAGTTACATTTTCAACGACAGACAGGGAGTGCAACCTACTATTCTTGAGGCGAACCGCGAGGATTTCGGTGATTGGTGGCGGTTCAGCATCACGGTGGGTCATCCAAATTACACCACGACTACTTACAAGTATCAGTTCTTTCCGACTGTAGGCACAAGTTTCGTTGCTCCGGGCGGCAATTTCGACAATACCGCCACTGGCGCGGTGACAATCTTCGGCGCACAGTTTGAGGTCGCGGGGTCGCCGAGCCAATACGTGCCGCGTCTCGACAACCTCGTGCCAGACAGCCACCCCTTCGGCAATAGCTGGACTAGCCAAGTCACAGCAACAAATAACTACGGCACCGCCCCATACGGGACACAGACATCTGTGCGGCTGGTGTACGGCGGCTCGGGGACGCTTCAGCACTACAACACTACGTCCGTTGTGCCTACGCACGGCGAAGTCTTAACGGCCTCTATCTACTACAAAGGGACAGGCGAGTTTGGTCTGAACAACAACCAAGCCGGGGTTCCGGGTGTTTCGACACAGCAAGTCTTTACCGCCTCCAGCGTGTGGCAGCGGGCGGTCGTGACGCACACCGCAGATACCAGCACGGCATATGGCGCGGGCACGATGTCGCTTTCGCTTATCTTTGGCGGTTTGGCGACAGGCAGCGCCGACATCGAAATCTGGGGCGCTCAGCTCGAACGAGGGTCAACTGCGTCCGCTTTTAACGGTATCGCCCAAGTCCCCCGCGTCGAGTACGACGCCTCGGGCAACCCGCTCGGGCTGCTGGTCGAGGAGAGCCGGACGAACTTGATGACGTCCACTGACAACGTGGGGGGGACTGGAGCTGGCTACTTCATCACCTCGGGCGGTTTTACGGTGACTGACGACCACGGCACAGCGCCAGACGGGACTTCGCAAGCAAACAGGCTCGCCTTTGGTGGAGGGTCTTTCAAACAAGTGAACCTAAATATCGGCAGTTTGAACATTACTTCCGGAGACGTTTACACGGCCAGCGTGTACTACAAAGCTACGCCCGGCTCTTCGACGTCGCCAAACTCTTTCCGGCTAGCTCTAGTGGAAACTGGCGTGGGGGCTATAACATTGCCTGATCTCACCGCTACGTCAGAGTGGCAGCGAGCAGTCGTCACAAGAACTTGCACTAATACGAACGCGTCAGCCGCGCTAGATTTCCGCATCCTACAGGCCACGAGTGGCGGGACTGACATCTTGGTGTGGGGCGCACAGTTGGAAAAGGGCGAAGGGGCAACAAGCCACATTCCCAACACGGCGACATCTGGCACAGCTACCCGCACAGCCGACGACATCACGTTGGCCACGAGTATCTTTGGGTTTGACACGGGCACAATGACCACAATGATTGACGCTACGATTTCAAGTCCAACCCACGATTACGCTCGGTTCTTTGAAATCAATAACAACAATAGCAGCACGCCTCGCCATGCTGTGATGCTAGACCCCACGAACGGATCGAGGTTCCAGTGGCGAGACGACGTAAATGGTAGTGCGAGCGATGCTTACGTCGCCATGACAGTCCCGTTGTCTGTAAAGATAGGCACGAGAACAGATGGCACTACTGGCAGTTATGCGGTGGACGGTGCGGTGACGACACATGGAACGATCCCGGCGATGACCAGTTCCGTGACGCAAGTAGTTTTTGGCTCTCAGGGAACCACCGCGCACATGAACGGCCATATCCGCCGCTTCACCTACTGGCCCCGTGCTATCTCCGACGCGAGCCTTGCGACCTACACCGGGGCCAACCCACCAACCATCGACCTCGATAAACCCACACGGCGCTGGGGCGGGATCACCGGGCGGTCACTGGTGGACAATAACGCCCTCCCCACGACTGGCGTGTTGACCCTCGCGGAACACTATCAGAGCAAACTTTAAAAGGAACCAAAGACGATGACAGATAGCAAAAGCTGGTACGCCAGCAAAACCGTATGGGCCGTTCTGGTCATGCTTGGAAGCGTGGCAGCACGTAACCTTGGCGTTGACCTTGGGCCGTTTGAGGACGAAATCAGCAGCCTGATTCTCGATGGCGTAGCACTTGTGGCCGGGGCTGTGGGCCTGTGGGGTCGCATTGCGGCTACGCGTAAGCTCACTGGATAACGGAGGTGCAAGTGACTGAAGCGGAAATCGCTGCAATCGCAGAGCGTGCTGCTAAGCAAGCCGTAGATGAAACGCTTCGGCGCTTAAACCTTAACGACGACGAAAGCGGCCAAGACGTGCATGACCTACGCGAACTGTTGTCGTCTTGGCGCAGCGCTAAGCGAACTATGTGGACCACTGTAGTTCGCAGCATGACCCTGTTCGCACTCGGCATGTTGGCCCTAGGCGTCGTCATGCAAGTGCGTAAGAACCTCGGAGAATAACATGGTAGATAACGATAAAACTCTGCACGACCTACACAATGCGCTTGCGCATGACCTTCTTGTGCGTATCGAGTCAGGCGAAGCGACTGCGCAAGAACTAAGCGTGGCCGCAAAGTTTCTAAAGGATAATCACATCGAGTCAGTGCCAAAGCCAGACAATGACCTGGGCAAGCTCATGGAACGCATGCCGCAGTTTGACGATGAAGCCCCCGCAACGTTTAACTAGGAGTTAACGATGAGCCTATACCGTAATATGAACGCCAGGAAAAAAGCGGGTACAAGCCGCAGCAAAAAGAACAGCACCGTGTCTGCTAAAACGTACAAGCAGATGAAAAACAAAACAGGTGGGTTCCGCAAAAAGTAACCCCGCGACGGAGAGAACAATCGCGGGGTTAGGTTTTGGAGTTTGAATCTTGGGAGGACTCAATGATGCAAAACTACTGAAGCGGCAC